CTGCCGCGACGAGGAGGGCAGTCTCGAAGATTTACTTACCTACATCAAAAAGACCGCCGGCATAGGTCACAGCTTCGTCGTTCACGTCGACCCGGAAGATCGCGAGTTCAGTAAGCGTTTCACCATCGACGGTGACGGTGCCGACAAGATTTACAGCATAACCAGAACCGAGGGGTGACCGTGCTCAATCCGTTCATGGCGCGCTGCGTCAAGCGACTGGTCGATGGTGGCCTAATCGGCCGCGTCATCGAGTTCGGCAATCAGCGCTATGGTGCCAAGGGCGTCGTCAAGGGCACCGAGAAGGCGACTACTACCGAGCAGTTTTACAGGGCGCTGGGCTTCACCGAGTACGTGGCGATTGACGTTAACAATAACATGGGCGCGGTGATCGCCGACCTCAACGAGCCAATCAGCAGCCATATCATTGGTAAGTACGATTTGGTTACCAATAACGGCACTGGCGAACATTTATTCGATCAGTGCATGGTGTTCACGAACGCGCACGACCTGTGCAAGCTTGCCGGCGTCATGCTGCACGTGCTGCCGTTCTCGCCATGGATCAATCATGGCTTCTACAGCTACAATCCGATTTTGTTCCGCGATCTCGCGGCCGCCAACGGCTACCGCATCATGTTCATCTCCATCGATCACCGCAACGGTGGCAACAACGACGTGCTGGGCAACGCCGAGCCGTGGCTGTACCAAGAGAAGAACCCGGAGGGTCTCATCGCCTTCATGAACAAGAAACGGGCGAAGGCCCCGACCCCTGACCTGCTTCTTGGCGTCGCTTTGCAGAAGCAGTCGGCCGACCCGTTCCGCAAGCCGCTGCAAGGCAAATACCAGACCGACGTGGCGAGCGTCGCCTTGCGCGACAAGTACCGACCGGTGACACCATGAACTTGTCGATCTTGCAGCGCGCCGGCACCCCGTACTTCTCGCCCTACCCGCACATCGTCATCGAGAACTGCCTGCCCGACGAGCTATACGACGAATTGGAAGCGACGCGGCCGAGCGACGAGTATCTGGTCAATGGTCGACCGTTTAGCTCGAACATGCGGATGGACCTGCACGCGCGCGAACTCTTGTTAAAGATGAAGGTGCGCGATCTGACCAACCAGAAACCGTTCGGAATCTGGCGCGAGTTCATCGAGTACCACGTGTCGAACGCGTTCTGGCAGGAGGTCATCAAGGTCTTCGATGCCGAGCTTGGTCCGGGCAGCGCCATGGCTGGTTGGATGCTGAACTTTACTGGACAGCCGTTGTCCCTCATACCGACGATCATTCGCACCGAGCCGCCGTCGAAGAAGGCGATCTCGATGGACGTCAACGTCGGTGTCAACACGCCGGTCGTCGGCCCGGCCACCAGTGTGCGCGGCCCGCACGTCGACAACCCCATCGAGGTGTTCGCGGCGATGCTCTACATGCCGCCCAAGGACGCGCCCGACGAGGGCGGCGACTTCGTCATCTACGAGAAGAGCCGGACGGTGCGCTTCGAGGGCAAGGCCGAGGTCCGCGCCACCGACGTGAGATCGTTGGTCGAGCATGCCCGTATTAAGTACAAGCGAAATACTATGGTGGCCTTCCTGAACTCGGTTCACGCGATCCACGGTGTGACGCCGCGTTTAAGTCGCGATTTCCGCCGGCTGGTCAATTTCATCGTCGAATTGCCCTTTGCACAGTTCGAGTTGCCACGCTGATGGGCGTCGGTGACGAACTCATGGCGATGGGTGACGCGGCCCGCTTGCGCGGCGGCCGCGAGATCAAGGTCGCCATCGGCGACGGCCGCTCGCCCTACACATCGCCGCTGCACCAGAACGTGCCATGGCTGTGGAAGTCCGGCGAGCGCATCCCGGCCGACGCGCACTGGATCATCAGCCACCCCGGCAACCGGCCCTATTGCGATTACGACCGCATGATCCGCGAGGCGCGCGAGCGCTTCGGCTGGAAAGGAGGAATAGACGGCAAACAGGCGTTTCAACTCCTTAAGCGCAAATACTGGCGGCAGAGCTACCACGCGACGCCGGCACCGGTTGCCTTGACCGACTGGGAGTGCGCCATGGGTCGCCTCCTGATCAACCAACTTGAGGGGACGCTCGTCCTGATCGAGCCGAACATCAAGCCGGGTGCACCCGAGAATAAGCGGTGGCCGTTCGCCCGCTACCAACAGGTGGTAAACGCGTACAAGGACCGCTGCACCTTCGTCCAATTCGGGCGGCCGCTGCTCGATGGTGCCGTTGCATTGGCCGCGCAGCCCGTCAGGATCGCGCTGGGGCTGCTCATGGCGGTCGACGCCTATGTCGGCACCGAGGGCTTTCTGCACCACGCTGCGGCCGCTCTGGGCAAGCCTGCCGTGGTGATCTTCGGCGGCTACATCAACCCGAAGGTCACCGGATACGCCAGCCACCAGAACTTGTGGGTGGAATGCGAGGACGAGGGATGCCCCGGGCCGACGCCGGCCGGCGAGGCGGCGCTGGCGGCGATCACCGTCAAGCAGGTGGTCGCGGCGCTCGATCTGGCGCTTGATGGGAGGGAATGATGAAAAAGCCGCGATTTGATTTAGCCAAGCTTCAGCCGCGACAGTATGTTCAGCCGCGCATTCTCGATTTTGACGATGATGATGCGGAAACCGAGCCGGAAACCGAGCCTAAGAAATTCGAGAATATAGCGGTCCCTTTTTGTCACACAGAAGATGGTCGGTGTTATTTGACCGAGCGACAGCTATCGGAAAATCCTTACTTACGGGACTTCGTCGACCGCTTTCGTGATTGCTTTACCTTCGATATGAGGAGCTACACTTACTGGTTTGAGGAAAAGAAACCGTAAACGGCTGACCGACGAGGGAGAATCACGTGCAGGAAGTTAAGGGCATCTGGCTACCCGACGACGAAGTCCACTTCGTCAAGATGGTCAAGGAAGGCCCCGAGTTCGCCGGCAAGGGCACCTATCAGTTGCGTAAGATCGAGGCCGTCATCCCCTACGTTAGGAACTTTCGCCATGCCGTCGACGTCGGCGCGCATAGCGGCATGTGGGCGCGCGTGCTCCTTCACTACTTCAGCAAGCTTACTGCGTTCGAACCGATGCCGGCGCACATCGAGTGCTTCTTTCGCAACGTCGTCATGGGCGATCACGTCAAGCTTCACGAGGTGGCGCTGGGCGACAAGACCGGCATGGTGACCTTTCACACTGCACGCGGTTCGACCGGCAACACACGTGTTCAAGACGACGGCGAGCGCACAGCCCAGCCTTACGCCAAAGAGGCGGTGATCTTCGAGAACCCCGGCGAAGCCATGATGATGCGGCTCGATGATTGCGTGCTCGTCGACCCGGTCGTCGACCTCATCAAGGTCGACTGCGAGGGCTACGAGTATTTTGTGCTCAAGGGCGGCGAGGAGACCATCAAGCGAACGCACCCGGTGATCATCGTCGAACAGAAAGTGGGCAAGGGCGCACAGTACGGCATCGACGATCTGGCCGCGTGCACGCTCCTCGAATCGTGGGGGATGAAGCGTAAGAAGGTCATTTCGGGCGACTACATCTACACTTGGAAATGAGCACGAACCGCACTGTCTGGATGTGCATCTCGCCCAACCGTGTCGAGAAGAGCGGCCGCGTCATGAAGGCGTTGGCCGCCGGTTGGCCGGGCGCGGTCGTGGTCACTGGCCCGCCGCCCGAGGACGGCAACTTGTTCGTCTGCTTCGGTCAGATATGGCTGGCGGAAGACCTGATCAAGAAAGCCATCCCGCAGCGCCGGCCCTTCTTTCAGGTCGACAACGGCTTCTGGAAGCCGAGCCGAGGTCAGCCGCATGGCTACTACCGACTGATGTACTCGCGCCCCGATCCGGTGTTCGTCACCGATCTGACACTGCTCCAGCAGCGCATGCGTGATGGTGGCCCCGATCTCATCGTGCCCTACAAGCCCCTGCGGCAGGCCGGCGAGCACGTCCTCATAGCCATGCCCGGCGAGGAGTTCGGGCGCGCGCACGGCCTCGACATGCGACCGTGGATGAAGACCATCGTCGAGCGGGTCAGGACGGTCACCAAGCGACGCGTCATCGTGCGTGACCGCATGGCAACCAGTTCGCTGTCTTTCGATCTCAGGCATTGCTGGGCGATGGTGACGCACTCGTCGAATGTGGCGGTCGATGCGATCCTCGCCGGCATTCCGGTGTTCGTCGAGCCGACCTCGATGGCCGCGCCGGTCGGCAACCTGTCACTCGACAAGCTGGAAACCCCGACCTTCCCGGCGGGCGACCTGTTCTACACGTGGTGGACCAGCCTGATGTGCCAGCAGTTCACCTTCGCCGAGATGCGCAAGGGCGTCGCGCACCACTTCTTGTCGACGATCCATGGTATTGGACAGTCCGGGACTGTCCAATGAGCGATCTCACCGAGGCTGACGTCGAGCGGATCAACGGCGTGCTCGACCGGCTCAAGTGCCGGTTCGGCTGCGACGCGCCGGTCGTCGGCCTCTTTCACATCCCGGAAGGCTGCTGGTGCTGGCCAGACCCGTTGCAAGCGTTGTGCGGTCAGCACGCGATCAAGACGCAGAGCTTGGGTCCGATCACATGCCTGTTCGAGCGGCTATGACCGACGAGGAGATCGTCGCGTTTGCCACCGACTTCCGCGAGGGCATCCTCGACGGTGACGATCCTCACGGTCGCTGCTTCATGGTGTGTGCGCCGATGGTGACGCTGCTTAATATGTACGGCGTCAAATGCGAGATGGTCGAAGGACCGGTCACGGTCAGCACCGACTTCGACAATCACGTCTGGCTGGAGTTGGACGACGGTCGCGTCCTCGACCCGACCGCCGATCAGTTCAATGGCTCGCAGCGTCGGGCGTTGCCACCGGTATATCTTGGTCCACCGACGGCGATCCACCGGTCGAAGGGAGTTTTTCGTCGTCGCCTGTAGCCTCTTCCTTGGTCGGGTCAGCGTGCACGAACGAAGGATCAGTATGGTGGCAAGCGCCGGCCGCGTCGCGGCCCGGCGTCGGGCTTAGGGTCATCGGCCCGTTCTCACAAGTGCAGTGATGCGTCGGATCGGGGACCGGGCAGTGCGCCAGCGCGGGGGAGAGCGCGGCGAGGGACAGGGCACAAGCGAAGATCAAACGCATGGTGGAGTGCCTCCGATTCTAGGGACACCCCACCCATATCACTTTTGCGCGGCAACCCAAACCTTGGCGTCGGCCATCGTGGCGAAGACGCCGACCGGCTCGAAAACCCTGACGCCGAAGTTGGGGGACTTGTCCGCCCTGTGGACGAATGCAGGCTTCTCGTTCGCCTCGTAGAACTTCTTCTCGTCTTGCTTGATAACGAACATTGGTCACTCCTTGGTCCCCTTCTCGGCGACGAGCTTGCGCCACGCCGCCATGACTTCATCACGTTGGTGCTTGGTCATGGTGCGTCCCATCATGAGGACTAGCGCCATCAGCTTTTCGGTCTCGGTCATGGTCAGTTCTCCAGATTGAAGATGCTCGGCCGCGTCCACTCAGCCAGAAGCGTGCCCTTGTCGTTGTAGTTGGCGTAGTGGCGAAGCTCGACGCGCAGATTGAACGTGCCGCCCTGCGCGCCTGCGAACGCTTCCCGTGCTTGCTCCTCTGTGTCGAATTCCACACTGTGACCCGGACCATCAGTCCGGTTGACATACAGTCGATAGAGCGGAAAATACTCGTCGATTCCCATGGTCGTGGTCCCTTACTTGGTAAGACCGCGCGCGTCCTTCTCTACAAAGCCGACGGCCTTGAGGAAGCGCACGGTGTCGAAGCGGTCGTTCTCTTTCTTGAACTCGTTGGCGAAGCCAGTGGCGAGCTTGGTCACAGTGGCGAGGTCCGCGCCGTTATCGTTGAGCGCGTCCTTGAGAACGCGGGCGACGAGTTCGAAGTGTTTCTTGGTCATGGTCTTGGTCCCTTCCTTCTTTACATCATATAAACACTGCGCGCCGGATTTCAAGTGTTTGCCGGCGCGCGCCGGTCGCTTTAGTAAATGTTGACGACCTTGTGCCGATTGTAGGTCTCGTTGATCTTGATCTGCTTCTGGTCCTGCTTGCCGGTGCCTTTGCAGCTGAAGCACATGCCGCCGTGGCTCATCTTGCCGTTGACGCTGGTGCCCCACTGGTAGACCCCGGTCCCCTTGCACTTCTGGCAGACGCCGGGCTTGCTGTTGACTACTGCGAAGTCGGTCATGGTCTTGGTCCCTTCGTTCTTCCTACGCACTAGAGGTAAGCGCTCTTTAGCTGATATCAAGTGCACTGACGCATGGCAGATATGAAATAAGTGTACGGTGTCCAGCTTGACAACAGACATAGGCCCCTCTATCTCATGGTCGTGGTCGTGAACTGAGAACGGGGTCCGGGAGAGCCGGTGAACCGGAAGCAGGGGCGGCCATGGAGTTCCGGCTTACCGGAGCGAGTTCCACGGGCCACTCTTATGACCGTGTGCCAGATGACGAGTCTGGTAATGTCCGAAGGCCAAGGGCAGCACGCGAGGGGTGAGAAAACTGGGAGGGCGGTTCTAGACCGCCGTCGAGACGGTCCCTCTGTCTCCGCTTCGGTAAGCCGGAACAGTGATCTCAGGTGAGCCGCTCACAATGGAGTACAGGCTCGACGATGCCGGCGGATTAGCTCTCGCATGTGTCCGCTCATGGGTGTCGGTGACCAGCGATGGCGAGTGCGACGGTCACGAGGGCGGGATGCCCCGGCGGTTCGCCTGAGAACACTGAAGGAGGGGACCATGGACCGCGAGAAGATCGAGAAGGCGCTGGACGATGGCACGCTCGCTATCAAGGTCGGCCGCAATTGGGTGCCGGCACGGCGCGGCCTCGCCGCCACCATTGAATTGGCCGATGGCGATTGGTTGATAAGTGTGGTTGGTGGTCCCAGCCGCGCGCGAGGTTTCATCACCAACATCGAAAACAATCGCGACGGCCGCGATTTCGCATTCGTGTGATCCATGCAAGCTTTTGGTCACTGTAGCCACGTGTGCTGTCGGCAGGATAAGGTGTGCTGCGGCTGTTGTGGCAGGAGGATCGACCATGGCGCTTTACTGGCACCCGACCGGCCCGCATATGGAGTGGACCGAGGGCATACTGCGGATCAGCAACCTCAATCCCGAAGTCAAGACCCAGTGGACGATGACGCGCGGTCAGATGTTTGTGCTCGGTCTGCGTTGTGTGTTCGCTTCACTGGTCGGCTTGCGCAGCGCTAAGCCGCCGGTCAGTCCACAGGGTGTCAAGCCATGAAGGTCGGTGAAGGTGTCGCAGTGCGTGAGATCACGCTGCCGAGCGGGCAGGAGCGTTGGATACCTGCGGTCGTGATCGCTGTCCACGACGAGCACAATTCCTTTTCCGTGGAGGCTTTCAGGGGTCGTGCCTTCGACAAAGAAGGTCACACGCGCATGGTGCTGCGCTTCGCCGACAGAGACCGAGGCTGGCGCTAATCGGTTGCCAAGGCTGGTAAATGGCGGCATAAAGGCGCGACTCACTGAGGAGCGCGCCTCTGATGGTTGCTCGAACTGCGCTGATACTTGGCCGGGCAGCGACCGTCTGGAACGAGATAGAAGCGGCGAGAAAGCTCGCCGTTTTCGACGTCATCATCGCCATCAACCGTATGGGACGCGACTTCAAAGAGCCGTTTCAGCACTGGGTTTCCTACCATCCCGATTTCTTTCCGCAATGGACGCGCGAGCGTAAGGAACCATTACCAGACGGTTTGATGTACTGGTCCGGTATCTACAAGAACAACCGGATGGGCGACTCTAAGAGGATTAAACTACCGATTCAGTACTGTAGGTTTTCAGGTGGTTCGTCAGGTATGCTGGCGATCAAGGTGGCCATTGATGGTCTCGGCCTCGAACGCATCGTTTTGGCCGGCATCCCGATGGACAACACGCCGCGTTACGATGACAAGGTAGCTTGGCGCGAGGCCGACGCTTACTGGATTGCTTGGATCAACGAGAAGCCTTGGATGGCTGGTCGAGTTCGTTCGATGTCAGGCAGGACCAGTAAGCTCTTGGGTACGCCCGATGCGGCTTGGCTCGGCGAGGAGAAGACCGATGCTGGCGAAGGTGTCACCGTTGCCGCGTGAACCAACGCTGCAAATGCAAGACGATCTGGAGGCGCATTTTCAACAGGCTTTCCAACGCTATGTTGGTGGTCTGCGCAACTCGCCCACGCTGGCGCGAGCGGCCACGCGCGCGCAGGACGGCGACGATGTCGATGCACTGATGGAGCAGTTTCAGCCGTACATCGAGCGGCTGGCCGAGGAGCGCCGCCGCATGGCCGCGCACGTGATCGTCAACACACGCAAGGAATTGAGCCGCAAGCTCTTGGGCAAGGCGGACGGGGAAACCGACGGTGCTGGAGACTTGAACAGCACCGTCGGTTTATCGTTCGATCCCGAGCTTGCTGCCGCTGCATCGCTGATGGAGGGCCAAGACCTCGACTTCATCGTCGAGTTCACCGATGCACAGCGTGAGGCCGTGCGCACGGCCCTGACCAGAGCGTTGCAGACTGGCAAGGGCACGGCGGCTACGGCGCGCTCGTTCCGTAATTCGATTGGCCTGACATCGGCTCAGCAGAGCGCCGTCGACACTTACGAAGAGCTTCTCCAGAGTAACAGCGCGGAAGCGCTCGACCGCATCTTGCGTGACAGCCGCTACGACGCCGGCTTGACGACGGCAATCGCTGCCGGCGAGCCGCTGAGCGCCGGCCGTATCGCTACCATGGTCGACAGCTACGCTTCGCGTTATCTGGCCATGCGAGCCGAGACCATCGCTCGTACCGAGACCACGCGTGTTCTGAACATGGCGCGACAGGAGACCACCATGCAAGTGGTCGACGATGTCGGCATCCCGGCGGACGAGGTCGTGCGCACTTGGACCGCCACCAATGACAAACGCACACGTGATACGCACGCCGCCATGGATGGGCAGGAACGTGGCTTAAACGAGCCATTTGATAGCCCGTCCGGCGCGCAATTGATGTACCCGGGCGACCCGGATGCTCCCGCCGAAGAGGTCATAAACTGCCGTTGTGCTGTGTTGATTTCGTTCAAATCGACGGCCCCGACGGCCGATGAGACGGCGGCGGCGGTGGACGAAGTGGTGGCTGATGAAGGTGGATGAGGAGGAGCATCGGGCGCGTGTCGTCTACACCGAGGCGGTGCTGGCCAAGATTCCCTTGTTGGTCATGGATGGCTGGAGCCTCGACGCGATTGCCGCGTATATCGGGACCAGTGAGGGGAGCTTGCTGGCGACGTGTTCACGGCTGGGAATCAGCTTGAAAGGTGCCAAGAAACCGAAGGGTAAGCGGGTTACGGACGAATATGTGGTCCGTTTGCCTAAGCCATTGTCGGAAAAGCTGGAAAGCCGGGCGCTCGACCTCTCGATGACCACCGAACATCTGGTTGTGGTGCTGCTTAGCCAGATCGTGGCTGACAATTTGATCGAGGCCGTGCTCGATTTCGACGCCGATTAGACCGGCTCGGAAAACTTAAACAACCACGCATTGGCACTGCTCGTGGGCCGGATTATGGCTACGTGGTGCCTTACGCCAACAACTCTGATTTGCCCGCACAAGTGCGCGATGCACTGCCCGACGCAGCGCAGAGCCGCTTTCGCGCGGTGGTCAACTCGGCGCTGGCGCGCGGCCTGAGCGACGCCAAGGCGTTTGGTTCTGGCTGGGCCGTGATCAACAACGGTTGGATCAAGCCCGTTAACGGCGGCAAGTGGGTGCACAAGTCGGCGACGCCGCGCACTTTGTTCGCTTCGCGGCCGGTCGAGAACGCCAAGGACGTGATCGATTGGGCCAAGGGTCAGGGTTTCCCGACCACGCTTGTCCCCGAAGCCATGCATGTCACGCAGGCGTACTCGAAAGAGCCGTTGCAGTGGCCCGAGACGCTCGACAACACCGTCACCGTGGATGGCACGGCCGGTCGCAAGGTCGGCTCGCTCGGTGATCAGGGCGCGATGGTCCTCCATTTCGACAGCCCGGCGCTGAGCGACCGTCACCAGCAATTGCGTGATGCCGGCGCGTCGTCGGATTACCCGCTTTACCAACCGCACGTCACCATCAGCTGGAAGGCCGATGGTGTCGATCCGTCCAAGGTGACTCCCTACACCGGACCAATCGTGCTTGGCCCGGAACGCTTCCGCGAGATCGACCCCAACTGGGAGCAGAAAGCCATGGAAAAGGCTGGTGCACGTCACAACGCCTCCGACCGCAAGCATGTGCAATCGGTCCATGACAGCGCAGTGCATCTCGGCGCGGACTGTCCCGGTATGGCCAAGCGCGACGACCTCGACGACGAGCGCTTCGAGAAGTTCGACGCACTGACCACCATCAACGGTGCCGGCGAGCCGGCGTCACGCGCCAGTGTCATCAAGGTCAGTGACGAACTCGGTCTGGTGTTCGGCTGGGCCATGATCTGCAAAGACGGCGGCAACGATTACTTCGATGTGCAGGACGACCACATCCCCGAAGACGCCATGCTCAAGGCGAGCGCAGAGTTCATGCTGAGCCGGCGCGTCGCCAAAGAGATGCACTTCGGCGACGAGATGGGCACCATCGTTTTCGCCTTTCCGGTCACCTCTGATGTCGCCAAGGCGATGAACATCTCGACCGACCGCACTGGTTTGATGATTGCGATGAAGCCTTCCAGTGAAGCGCTCTTGGAGAAGTTCAGGAGCGGCGAATACACCGGTTTCAGTATCGGTGGTCAACGTCTCGTCGATGAGGAGATGGCGGCATGAGTGTCAACATCGATGGTGATCTGCACAAGCCCCGCCGCCGCAACATCATGCGAGCCTTCAAGATCAGTGAGATCAGTGCAGTCGACCGCCCGGCACAAGAAGGCGCGAAAGCGGCGATCATCAAGCGCAACAGTAACGCAAACACAGGAGACGGTTCGATGACCGAGAAGGAACTTCAGAAGAAGATCGACGACCTCGCCGCCGAGCTTGCCAAGGTGAAGGCCGATGGCGAGGCCAAGATCGGTGATCTTTCGACGGCCAACGCCGAACTTGTCACCAAGGCGGCCGCCGCCACCGAGGAGGCCGAGACACTGAAGGCGAAGGGCAAGCTGACGCCACAGCAGCAGGCGTTCCTTGACCAGCAGGAAGGCGAGACCGCCGACGAGGACAAGAAGAAGAAGGCCACCAAGGCGTTCCTCGCCATGACCCCCGAGCAGCGTGACAAGCTCATCGCCGAGAAGCGCGCCAACGACGAGGTCATCACCATCGACGGCGAGGAGATGCGCAAGTCGGTGATCGGCGCGACCCAGTTCAACATCCTGAAGCGGCAGTCCGAGCGCGTCGCCACACTGGAGAAGTCCAGTAAGGACGCCATCGAGAAGGCCGAGACGGCGGAACTCGCCAAGCGCGCCGACGATGAGTTCTCGCATCTACCCGGCACCACCGACGACAAGGTCGGTGTGCTGCGCGTCATCGGCAAGGCCGACAAGAAGGTGCAGGAGACGTTCGCCGCAATGATGAAGGCCGGCGAGAAGGCGATCAACGGCGCGTTCGAGAAGCTCGGTCATCGCGGTGGCAACCAGACGGTCGATGCCGGCGCATTCGAGAAGCGCGTCGCCGAGGTCCGCGCGCGCGATGGTTCCTCGCGCATGGACGCCATGGAGAAGGCCCGCAAGGAATTCCCCACCGAGTTCGCGGCCTACCAAGGCCAGAACTAAGCTTGTCGGGGGTCGGCGCTTCCTCTCCCGATCCCCGCCCGGCACGCCGCCACGGTTTACTGGTCGCCCATACGGCCGTGGCGGTGGTGCTCAGTAAAGACACTGCTTTTGGAACAATAGGAGAAACTGAACCATGACCACGAGCAAAGACCTTAGTCTCTCGTATGCCCGGCTGGCCGGCGCAGACCTGAGCAATGCACTGAACAAGTTCGGGATGGTCGACACCAACGGTAACATCGTCTTGGCGACCGCTGCCGCCAAAGTGCTCGGCACCATCATCGAAGAGAACAACATCAACTACCCGGTCACCGTTCAGTACGGCGGGCAGGGCAAGGTCATCGTCGGTGCGGCACCGGTCACTGCCGGCGCGGTGATCGCTTCCGACGCCAACGGTCTCGCCGTAGCCGGCGCGACCAACCCGGTCGGCGTTGCCCTGACCGGTGGCGCTCCCGGCACAGTCATCGAGTTCGCCTTCGCGTAGGCGATCTCAGTAACCGCCGCTCGACTGAGCGGCACCCTTATTAACTGAACGAAAGGATTAACCCCATGCCCGTCGCCTCGAACGATGGCGTAAACATTCAGGGTGCCCTTCACGTCGATAGGTACCTGACCGGCTTCTCGATCAACTACGTGCAGGACAGAAACAACTTCGTGTCGTATCGCGCCGCGTCGTTGATCTCGGTACAGAAACAGACCGACCTCTACGTCGTCTACGACCGTGGCTTCTTCTGGCGCGACGAGGTGGCACCTCGCCCGCTCGGTGGTCGCCCCGAGCAAGTCGGCTACAAGTTCGCCGATGGCAGCTACAAGTGCACCGAGTTCGCACTGGAGCATGTCATTGACGACCGTCAGCGTGCCAACGCCGACGACCCGATCCGCCTCGATCAGAACGCCACGACCCTGCTGACCCAGAAGCACATGATCAAGCAGGACAGGGTGTGGGCGCAGAATTTCTTCGTCCCCGGCGCATGGTCGACGCAGGCAACCGGTGTGGTCTCCGCACCCGGTAGCAACCAGTTCGTCCAGTTCAACGACGCGCTCTCACAGCCCATCGAGATCGTCGACTACTGGAAAGATCAGATGCACCAGAAGACCGGCTTCATGCCCAATACACTGGTGCTCGGCGCGGCGGTCAAGCGCATCCTGCGTTCGAACCCCGACATCGCCGACCGCATCAAGTACACCCGTACCGGCGTCGCCGACGAAGACCTGCTCGGCTCGCTGTTCGAGGTCGACAACGTCGTCGTGGCGCGCTCGATCTACAATGCGGCGATGGAAGGCGCGGCCGACAATTTCCAGTACATCGTCGACCCGAACGCCATGATCCTGCTCTACATCGAGCAGAACCCCGGCCTCGACAGCCCGACCGCCATCGCGAACTTCGCATGGACCGGCCTCATCCCGGGCGAGACCAATGCCATCGGCGGCGTCATCGAGCGCGGCCGTGACGACCGTGCGCACTCCGATTACTTCCAAGGGCGCATGGCGTGGGATTTGCGCTTGGTCGCACCCGATCTCGGCGTGTTCTTCACCAACGCGGTAGCGCCCGGCTCGTAAGGCCCGGTCGCGTCAGTGTCAGTGTAAAAAGCGGGTACAAGCAATGGCAAGAATGAGAGACCGCGAAGAGTTCGATTCCGACCGGGAGTTCGTTGTCATCCGCAAGATACGTGTGGGTGGTACCGATTTCACTCCCGGTCAGGAGTTTCCCAAGCAGCTGTGCAACGCACGTCGGTTGCGTCAGCTGTTCGAGATTAGTGTCATCAAGATGAGCGCGCCACGTGAGCCGTCCTATCGCTCGCCAACGGCGCGCTTCGACGCGATGACACTGGAAGAACTCCGTGACTGGCTGACCAGTCATGGACAGGTGCCACGGGCGACGTGGGACCGTGGCAAGCTTCTCGAAGAGGCGACGGTGGTAGGCGGCTGATGTATTTCGATTTGTCGACCATGATTTGCAGAGACCTGTCGACGCCCGAGCCGATGACTCGGGCGGTGCCGGTCACCATCGACCGTGCCATGTACGAGCCGAACGGTGATCTGGTCCGTTGTCTCTTGAGCAATCAGACCGAGACATTGTGCGTTGATGATGATCAGACGCAAATGGGACGACAATTGCAGGAGTGGAAGGAGGCCGGCAACACCATCGAGCCTTACGCGCCGCGACCGATTACTTACAACGACGTCGACATCGAGCGCGACCGGCGCAACCATCTCGGTGAGCAGCTGTTCCTCAAGTCCGGCAAGGTCGTCAACGTCGCGACGGCGACCGGCGAGGATTACG